AAATATCTACCAAGCACATGAACAAGCACAAAAAAAGAAGAACGAAAAGAAAATACAGAGGGCAAGGAAAATGAAAAATATATTTAAAATATTGTGGTCGAATCCTGACAAAGGAACATGGGAAGACCCAGACCCGGAAGATTTAAACATAGATAACGCATATAAAACTCGTTGGATATGGTATCATACGATTCTTGGAATTGAGTTAGCTATGACTAATGTGTTATTACTGAGTATAGTAATTATCTTAGCTATAAAATTATGAGTAGAATTAATAATTTAGAAAAAGCTATTATCTTAGACAGTGAAGATAAAATGCATTATGTCTATGGTAGCTATGAAGAAGTAGAAGCATACGCAGAAAGTGTGGATGGATATGTTATTAATTATCTTGACCACGTTGCACCAAGTATGTTACAATCAAATTTTGAATATGTAGGTAAGGGTAATGACCCTGCACAAATAAGCAGACCTTTTGACTATGAAAATGGCAAAGTCATTGATATAGAAAAATGGTAGGAGTAATCAAATCACAAGCCCTATCTCCATTCAAGATGGTTTGATTTGGATTTTCCAAAACTTTGAGGGTAGTTTGCTCAAAACTCTCACTAAATATTAATAAGCTATTATGGAGGTACATATATGGCAATATTGGAAGGCTCAGTAAAATGGGCAAGTATAACCACTCCGAACACAAAGTTCGAGCCAGTCTACACAGTTGACTTGATAGTTGATGAAGAGATTGCAAACGACTTTGCTTCACGTGGTCACAAGGTAAAACAGCATGACGAAGGTCCTGCTTTAGTAATCAAGAGGAAGGTGAATGGTCCTAATGGAATGATTAGACCTGCTCCAAGACTCCTTGATGCCTCAAAGCAAGAGATTAATACTGCTGTTGGTAATGGCTCTAAAGTAAGAGTTCAATACAATGAGTATAGTGGTGAAGGTAAATTTGGTCCTTATACTGGATTAGATTTACAGGCTGTACAAGTTATTGATTTAGTTCCTTACAAAGGTGCTGATGGTGAAGAGCTGTTAGCAGATGGCGAGGAGTTTTAAATGACTGAGGAGCAGAGACCCTACATAACTATTGATGACGTTAATATTTATGTTGAAGATTTGCCTGAAGAAGGGCAACAAATCTTTAGCAGATTACAAAGACTGAATCAAAAAAAAGCAGTGCAAACTTTAGATATTGAAGAAACTCAAGCAGCGATTGGTTTCTTTTCTAATAAAATTGTAGAGATTGTTAACTCTGATAAAACAAACACTGCAGAAATAGAATCCTCTGAAGAAGATTCTGAATAACATTAAACTAGGTTAGGTTTTTTTTAATTTTTATCCTAGCCTAGTTTTCTTTTTTGGAGATAGAATGGAGAAAACTAAATTTATTAAACACAAATTACCATGTCCTAAATGTGGTGGGTCTGACCCTGTCTCAATGAATGCTGATGGTTCAGCTTATTGTTTCAGCTGTTCGACTTTTTTTACAGATTATGAAAATGCAAGTGAGGGTAAGATTTTGGAAACTACACCAAAAGCAACTAATACCTTTTTAGATTCTTATACTGGTATCTATGGTGAGCTAACTGATAGAGGTATATCAGAGAAGACTGCTAAAAAGTTTGGAGTACGTATAGTTAAAGATGTCAATGGAAATGTAACACAGCACATCTATCCGTATTTTAATGGCAACGAAATTAGTATAACTAAAACTAGGTTTGTTGCTGACAAGAATTTTTCTACTAAAGGAACATACGAAGGCACAGGATTATTTGGAGAGCAACTTTGTAGAAATACCGGTGGTAAATTTTTAACTATTACTGAAGGTGAATGTGATGCTATGGCAGTTGATGAATTGTTTCAGGGCAAGTGGGCAGTTGTATCTCTCAAACGAGGTGCTGCAGGTGCAGTTAAAGATATTAGAGAGAGCATAGAGTTTGTTGAGAGCTTTGATAATATTGTTCTATGTTTTGATAATGACAAAGCAGGAAGACAAGCTTCACGAAATGTTGCAAGATTATTAAAACCCGGCAAGGTCAAGATAATGACTTTACCTAATGGTTATAAAGATGCCAACGACATGCTCAAACAAAAAGACTTTCAAGGTTTTACAAAAGCTTGGTGGGAATCAAAGACTTATACTCCATCAGGTATTATGGAACTATCCAGTAAAAAGAATGACTGGTTAAAAAGAGAAGTCAAAGAAAGTATTGCTTATCCTTGGGAAGGTCTAAACAAAAAACTTTATGGTATGAGAAGAGGTGAGCTAGTTACTTTAACTGGAGGAACTGGACTCGGTAAGTCTTCAGTCACCAGAGAGCTAGAGCATTGGTTAATTAAAACTACCAAAGATAATGTTGGCATCATTGCTCTTGAAGAGAATTGGGTAAGAACAGCAGATGGAATAATATCTATTGAAGCTAATGATAGATTGTATTTAAATGAAAAAAGAGATAGTTATACGCAAGAAGATTTAAATGCTTTATTTGACAAAGTAATAGAAAAAGATAGAGTATATATTCATTCACACCTTGGTGCTACGGACATTGATGAGATATTCGCCAAACTCCGTTATATGATTGTAGGTTGCGAGTGTAAGTGGGTTGTAGTTGACCACCTACATATGCTTGTTAATGTCCTAACCGAGGGTGATGAAAGACGAGGTATTGATAACTTAATGAATAGATTACGTAGCTTAGTTGAAGAGACAAATGTAGGACTTATTCTAGTGTCTCATTTAAGACGTGCTACAGGCGACAGGGGGCACGAAAAAGGTGTAACCGTATCGCTGAGTCATCTAAAAGGTTCTCAAGGCATAGCACAGCTTTCTGACTGTGTCATAGCACTAGAAAGAGACCAACAAGCTAAAGACCCTGTAGAAGCTAATACTACTAAAGTAAGAGTACTTAAATCTAGGTACACTGGAGATACTGGGTTAGCTTGTGCTTTACAATATAACACTGAAACTGGTAGACTGTTTGAAGTAGATTCAGAGGACACATTTGATAATGAAGAACTTGATTTTTGACATAGAAGCTGATGGACTTACACCTAGTAAAATATGGTGTATTGTAGCTAAAGATTTAGACAGCAATACTGTTTATGAATATGGTCCTGATAAATTAGAAGAAGGTATAGAGCTTTTAAGAAACGCTGAAACTTTAGTTGGTCACAATATTATTGGCTATGATATTCCAGTTATAGAAAAATTACACAGAGTTAAATTAACTAGTAATGTCATAGATACACTAGTGCTTTCCAGATTATTTCAACCTGTCAGAGAAAACGGACACAGTTTAAGAACTTGGGGCTATCGAATTGGAGTACACAAACAGGTTCAACCTGACGACTTTGATTGTTATACTCCAGAAATGTTAAGTTATTGTAGGCAAGATGTTTTATTAAACGAACAAGTATATTTAAAACTTTTAGAAGAAGGCAGAGGATTTAATCAAGAGTCTATAGATTTAGAAACTAATGTTGCTAAAATTATGCATGAGCAAGAACAGAATGGTTTCTTATTTGATATAGAAAAAGCTAGTATGTTATTAGCTAAACTTAAAACTAGAATGGTTGAAGTAGAGGATGAAGTACAAAGAACATTTAAACCTAAATGGGTAGATGATAAACTTGTCACTCCATATATTAAAAAGAATGGTGAGTTATCTAAACGAGGTTTAACTGATGAAGAGTATGACAACTGTATCAAGACTCAGAATGTAAAACCATTTACAAGAAAAAAAATACAAGAATTTAATTTAGGCAGTCGTAAACAAATCGGAGAATATTTAGTAGACTTTGGATGGAAACCTGAAAGATTTACACCTACTGGTCAACCTATTGTAGACGAAGGCACTCTAAAAAAGATAGACCACATTCACGAAGCTCGGCTCATTGCCGAGTTTTTATTATTACAGAAACGTATTGCTCAAATATCTTCGTGGATAGATGAGTTACAAGGTGAACGTGTGCATGGTAAAGTAATACCTAATGGTACTATTACTGGTCGTATGACCCACAGAAATCCTAATATGGCTCAAGTACCTAGTGTTGCTAGTCCTTATGGAAAGGAATGCAGAGCCTGTTGGATTGTACCTGAAGGATATAAATTAGTAGGTATTGATGCTAGTGGTCTTGAGTTAAGAATGTTAGCTCACTATATGGATGATAAAGATTACATTAATGAGATTTTACATGGTGATATTCATACTACTAATCAAAAACTAGCAGGGCTAGATAGTAGAGACCAAGCTAAAACTTTTATCTATGCACTAATTTATGGTGCAGGAGATGCTAAACTTGGTAAGATTCTTAATGCTTCTAAGACCGAAGGCACAGAAATAAGAAATAGATTTTTAACTAACTTACCTGCTCTTGATACTTTGACTGATAAAGTAAAAAAAGCTGCTCAACGAGGATATCTAAAAGGTTTAGATGGTCGTAAGTTATTTGTAAGAAGTGAGCATTCAGCTTTGAACACTTTACTTCAAGGTGGAGGTGCTATCATAATGAAAAAAGCATTGACTTATTTAGATATTAAATACAAATTAAATGCTATTAATTATAAATTTGTAGCAAACATACACGATGAATGGCAGATTGAAGTTATAGAAAAACAATCAGAGTGTGCAGGAATGATGGCAGTAGAAGCAATACAGAAAGCGGGAGACCATTTTAATTTAAGATGTCCTCTAGACGGTGAATTTAAAGTCGGAGAAAGTTGGTATGAAACCCATTAAATCACATAGTAGAAAAGGAGATATTGCAGAATTAAAAGCAGTTACTTTTTTGTTAGAAAAAGGTTATGAAGTTTTTAGAAATTGTGGTTGTGATGGACCAGTAGATATTGTAGCAATAGATAAAAAAAATAATGTTAGTTTAATAGATGTTAAAACTTTAGTAGGAAATTATGCTACTAAACAAAGAACATCTAAACAAAAAAAATTAGGAGTAAAGATATTAGGATATAATCCAGATACACAAAATATAAAATTTGTAAATCATAGAGGAGATTCTAATGAAACCCATTAAAAAAGACAGAAAAAAGTTTGATATAGATTTGCAGTTTGGTTCTATTCGTGAAGATAAGATAGCAGATATGCTAACTAATAAAAAGATTGAAGTTAAATCTGAACGAGGTAAATGGATGGAGACTGGTAATATCTGTATAGAATATCAATCTTATGGTAAACCTTCGGGTATTGAAGCAACTGAGGCAGACTTTTGGTTTCATAATCTTTGTATTGGTGATGAAATATTTTGCACGTTAGTATTTGATGTACCTAAACTTAAAAAGCTAGTAAAAAAATTAGATTATTTAAAGTCAGTAAGTGGTGGCGACCACAATGCAAGTAGAATGTATCTTGTTAATATACAAAAATTATTTACTTCTGATGTATTTAAAACCTTTGAAGAGCTAGACAATGACAAACAAGAATAACGATAAACTTGACAATCTAGTAAAAGATAATTATAATAAGTTCACATCTGAATCAGGACACTGGTACGACCAAGATGGTGAACCAATGTATACTATCATTGGTGCTAATGGCAAAGAAAGAAATACAACACTTAGAGATGCTAAATCTTTAGGTCTTGTACCGTCTGTTACTACTATTATTGGCATGATAGCCAAGCCATCTTTAGAGAATTGGAAGATAGACCAAGCTTTAAAATCAGCATTATCTTTAGAAAGATATGAAGATGAATCACTTGAATCTTTTACTTATCGTTGTAAACAGGATTCTAAACAAATTAGTTTAAAAGCTGCTAGTGAAGGTACAAAGATTCATGCCATGATTGAAAGAGGATTTTTAGGAAAAAGAAAAACTAAACCTTACAATATTATTAAATCATGGTTAGATGAAAATTATCCGAATGAAGAATGGATTGCAGAAGATTCTTTTTGTGCCGATTCTGGTTATGGTGGTAAGATAGACTTATACTCTAACTCTGGAATCTTTATAGACTTTAAAACTAAAGATAACTTAGAAGGCAAAGACCCTGCAAGATTAGTTTATGATGAACATGGTATGCAACTATCAGCTTATGCTCAAGGTTGTAACTTTGATGATGTAGAACGAATATCTATTTTTGTTGATAGAAAAAATACAGATATTATTTTATGTCATGTTTGGGATAAAGAATCTCATTCAAAACACTTGGCTATGTTTAACAATATTTTAGAGTATTGGAAGTTAGTTAAAAATTATGACTCAACAGTGATAGCCCATGCCAAAAATCT